TGGCGATCTCCACCACGTTGCCGGCCAGGCGCATGGCCTTGTCGCGCTGCTGCTTGGTGGTCAGCTCGCGGTCTTCGTCGCGCTCGGACTCCTCGATGTGGGTGAGGGCCTTGTTGTACTTGTCCAGATCGAGCTTGAACCAGTAGAGGCGGCTCTCGAAGGTGAAGTGGAATTCGTGGCGCTCGCGCCATTCGTACATCAGCACCGCCTTCTCGGCGGCGGTGTCGGCCAGCAGCAGGGCGCCGTGGTACCGCGCCTCCTTGAGGTCCTGGTCACGGCGGTCCTCGCGCTTCGCCTCGTCCTGCTCGAAGGCCCAGCGCTGGTGCAGGTCGTTCCAGTCGACCTTGCGGCTGCCCGCCTGCGGGATCTGCGCAGCCTCGCACTTGAAGCCCAGCTCGCGGGCCTGGCGAGCCCAGCGGCGGGTGTAGCGGTGGGCGCCGGGCTCATTGTCCAGGGCCCAGACCAGTTTCGGCAGTTTGCCCTGGCGCGCGCTGGCCAGGTCCTTGAGGGACTGCTCGGGATAGGCATTGCTGCTCATGGCCGAGACCGCGGCGATGCCGTGGTGGGTCAGGGCGATGGCGTCGAAGATGCCCTCGACGATCCAGAGCTCCTGGACCGTCTGCAGGTCGAGGCTCGGGGGGCACCACCAGACGCCGCGGTAGCTAGCGCCGGGCTGGAAGCGGGCCTTCTGCTTGCCGAAGCGCGAGGGGCGATCGATCAGCCGTTCCCAATAGCCGCCCTTGGCCAGGGCGAAGCGCACGGTGGCCGAGCCGAGCCCCTGGGCGCGGTCCCAGTAGTTCTCCTGGCTGTACCAGCCCTTGATCAGGCTCAGGTCGAAGCCGCGGGCGAACTGAAGGTAGCCATCGGCGCTGGCGGCCGGGGCGTCGCTGGTGGGCTTGAAGCGCTCGGACCAGTCCTCGAAGAGGTCGCTATAGAGCTCCTTGACGTGCCATGTCTGGCCGCACTTCGACTCGCGGCCGCACTTGAGTACCCAGGGCGCGCGGTGGTCGGTGAACAGCTCGCGCTTGTGGCAGGCCGGGCACTCGCCCTTGCGCATGTAGTTCGTCCCGCCGATGTGTCGCATGCCGAGGTCGCCCTCGAGGCGCTGCAGCACGTCGGCGCGGAGCTGGTGGTCCATTTGGTACATGCTCAGAACTCCGCCGCGCGGCCGGTACCGAGGTCGCGCACCAGGCGCAGATCGCTGCCCTCATGGCGTTCGGCGTCGGTGGCCAGGATGTTCAAGGCGCGGGCGAGCTCGCGCAGCTCGGCGGGGGTCCAGAAGTCGATGACGCCCAGGACGCCATCGTTCGATACAACGGTAGAGCCGGCGGCGTCGCGGGCGAGGGTCACGTCGAGTTGGCGGCGCATCAGTTGGCCTCCTGGTTGGCGAGCTGAGCGCGGATCTGGGCGGCGGTCTGGTGGGCGGCGAGCATGGAAGGGAAGCGCTGCAGGATGGAGGCGCGGCGTTTGTCGGTGTCCTCGATCCGGAGGTAGCGCGGCTCGTTCCAGTGCTGGTTGACGATGTAGTCGGCGCGGCCCTGGAGCCAGCGGGCGTAGGTCTCAGCGACTGCCGGCGGCAGTTCGATCTGGAGGGAAAGGGTGTTCGGCATGATGTTTCTCGCTGCAAAAAGGCGCAGTTCACCCATACCCACGCAAGGCGGGCATGGATCAGGTATTCAGGGGCTTAGCGGGAGGCGTTCTGTCGCGTGCCGGGGTCTTCGTCGATTAGGGCGTCGAAGATCTCCACGACCGGAATGCAGTAGCGCAGGCCAGTGGCCGGGTTTACCAGGACGACGACGTCGCCGGTGCTGGCGTCGATGTCCAGGAATCGGTGGCCCTTGAGGGCTTCGAGTTGATCGCTGGCGCGGGTGACCAGGCGCTCGGCGGTGTGCTGCGGCACGCCCAACAGCTGCAAGTGCGCGGCGGCGGCATCCTGCAGGGCCTGGCTGCGGCCGAGGTGTTTGGCTTCATGGTTGCGCAGGTAGGCGAGGGCAGCGGCCTGCATGGTGTCGAGGTAGTCGGCGGGGTGGTTGGTGGTGGTCACGATGCGATTTCCTCTCTTACGTGCGGCTGCTGGTCTTCTTCGGGCTCGTCCTGGAGCAAATTGAGCTGCTCTTCACGGATCGCCTCGTTGTTCTCGTATACCTTCTGCGCCATAGCAGTCAGGTGGCTGTTGCTTGGGGGCAACTCGCAAGCCGGCGCATTCGGCAAACCACTCGGGCTGGCCAGGTGAGTCAGCTCGGTGTGGGCATAAAACGACGCGCTGCAGGGCGCGAAGTGACACTGGAAAACCTGTTGCCGCAGGAACACGTGGGCAAACCAGCTGGTCCGGCAGACCAGGGGCGCACCACAGAAGCAGCACCAGAATTGCCCCTTCTTCTGTTTCTTGAACAAAGACATCTATCTTCCCTGCCGCTTTTGGCGGCTCCGGCCTGGCCGGTCTCTGGCGCTCCGCGCCGACTTCGGGCCCGCTGTCCTGGCAGGCTTTCAGGGGTTCGCCGTTCGGCTAGTGTTTTCGGCCAGACGATCGGGCCGCGTGCAGCGTGATCACCGCCCAGACCTCTTCCTCGCGTGCCGCCATGTGCCGGCGATGCGCGCTGAGGATCTGCTCGACCTCCTTCTCATCGATCACGCCGTCCTCCAGCGCCTGGCCGATGATCTGGTCCACCAGGCCACGTTTGACGGCGGTCTTCACCGAGCGGGCGTAGAGGTCCAGGTTGTCCAGGTCGCCGATCTCGGCCTGGCGCACGAAAAAGCCGCCGTACTGAGAGGCCAGGTAGTCCACCAGGTGGGTGGTGCCGGTCTCCTGCTCGAGCAGCAGGATCTGGGCATCACTCAGCGGGCGGCAGCCGGCGGTTTCGTAGGCGTGGTTATCGAACTTCTTGAGCGGCAGGCCGAGGCGGGCTGCGGCGCACTCGCGACCACCTGGGTAAGCGCAGATTACGGCGCTGATGACCTGGCGGCGGGTTTCTAGGGCGGGGCGTTTCATCTTCCAGTATCTCCCTGGGCCGGATGGCCCTATCGTTCCGCCACAGGTGAGGTCTCGCCGTCCTTGATGCCGAGCAATACGGCAGCACGGTGCGACTCGCCTCGCAGGCACTTTTTCTGGCCGTTGAGCACCGCGTATACCGTGCTCGGGGTCAGTCCGTTCTGTTGCGCCCATTCCTTGGCGCTCAACCCGAGACGCTTCAGGCGGTCGCGCGCAGCGTCACAAGCTTGCTCTGTTGGGTATCCGTTCGGCATAGTTCGGCTTCGTGTGATTACGTGTGGTTTCGTGTGAATTCGCCGCTAGTGTTTCCCTATATACGGGGAGTGTCAAGGGTCTAATGGACGATATGTTGGGAATTGGGTCTCGGCTGCGGGAGGAGCGACTCCGCCTCGGTCCCAACCAGACGGATTTTGGCGCTTCCCTAGAGGTTGGGAAAAACACCCAGTACGCCTACGAAAAAGGGGAAAGAACGCCTGATGCGCTCTATCTTCTGAAGGCAAAACGTCTCGGCATCGACATTTGGTACGTGATGACTGGCGATCGAATGCCCGCCCTTGAAGCTGCACTGTCGGATGACGAGCGAGAGCTCGTTACCTATTTCCGGGGAATGTCCGAAATCAGCAAAGACGCCGCGCGCCGCATGGCCTTCGCCCTGGCTGCAGCAGACGGCGCACTGGATTCCGGCAAGGCGTAGGCCTGGCCGGCCCCGGCGGTGGCGCCGGGATCATGGAAGACACAAGGAGCCCCTATGGCAGCGAAGCCGTGCAAGTCCTGCAACCATCCTGTCGAACTCTCGACCGACACCTGCCCGAATTGTGGTGTGAAGCTGCCCGGCATGAGTCGTGGTCAGCAGTGGCTGATATGGGGGGGGCTCACCGCCGTAGCGGTGTTCGCCATCGGGATGTGCAGTGAGAGGCCTAGCGCCCCGCCAGCGCAGAGCAGCGCCGCTGTTACTCGAGCGCCGGTACCGTTCACCATCACTCAGGATGAGGCCCGCGAAGGGCGTCCGCGGAAGATGGAGGTCACGCTACCGCGCCGGCTGAACGACGCTGAGCTGGCCCAGGTGGCCGCGGCGGTGCGTGACACCGGCAAGGTCTGGCCCAGAACCTTTATAGGCTTCCGGGTCGAAGGGCAGTTGGACAAAGCCTACTGGGCCAACGTGATGTTTGACCCCGACTACAAGGCGCACGTCATTGGCCTGAGCGAGCAGGACTACAACACGCTCCGCGAGGTAGATCTCAGCGGCTACCAGAACGTCCTGGGCCGTTGGATGCTGGATGGGGCGCTGGGGCATTTCCTGGTGCTGTACCAGAAGGGCGGGAAGTACCAGATGGATTCGGTGTTCACCACCGGCAAGCGCACCGAGACCTATGTTGGGAAAAAGCTGGCCAGTGGCGATCTGCGCCTGACCGACCCGGACAACGGCCACGGAGAGTACTACGTGCTGAAGCCAGATGGCACCCTCGAAGGGTGGGGCAAGGAAGGGCGTTACCAAGAGCTGCCGCCCTTCGAGCCCTAGTCATGCTGATCCGAAAGCCCGGCCTAGAGCCGGGCTTTTTGTTTCAAGTGATCCTAGAGGGTTGGCGACCTACGTCACAAAATGTACTGTATGCAAATACAGTAATGTGAGGGTCATGCAACCATGGAGCAGGTGAGTTATACCCAGGCAGAGCCGCGACAACGTCGAGAAGACGCTATGCGCCTGGTGGAGGTCGAGCGAGAAATGCTCGATGCCTTCCGTCACCTTTCCAGCGCCGACCAAGGGCGCATCCTGCTTCTGACGCGCAGCCTGCGGTGGGCTGCCGGTCCCTTACCTCCCTGCAAGTAGACACCACTCGTCGCTTCGTCTGTTGACCTCTCTCTAAAGCCAGCACCTATACTGTTTAAATGTACAGTATCAAGGTGCCATCATGGACGCTTTCAAGACACGGGGTCGCAGACTCGCGCAGCTCGCGCTCTCCCAGGCACGGTTGAAGATCACCGGCTTCCAGAGCCCAGCCGAGGATCACGCGCAGCTGCCACTCTCGATCGATGAGGCGATTGGCTGGGGCGCTCCGAACCTCTGGCTCTGGTTGGTGAACAGCGAGGCTCTCGCGGGGCTGAGCATCCACCAGGGTGACGTCCTGGTCGTGGATCGTGCCGGCGATGTCGAGCCCGGGCGAGCGGTCATCGTTGTGGCCGACTGTGAGCATCGGCTCTGCACGGTGCTGACGACCCAGGAGCGGCAGCAGCTGCTAGCGACGATAGGGCGTGATGGCCACCCACGGCCTCTCGACCTGATCGGCGAAGTGGAGCTCTGGGGCGTGGTGGACTTTCTGATGCGAGATCTGCGGCCATGAGCGTCTACGCGTTGATCGACTGCAACTCCTTCTACTGCAGCTGCGAGCGGCTGTTCCGGCCAGAGCTGAACGGCCGTCCGGTGGTGGTGCTGTCGAACAACGACGGATGCGTGATCGCCCGCAGCCGGGAAGCGAAGGCACTGGGCATCGGCATGGGTGTGCCGTACTTCCAGAACCGGGCGTTCCTGCGGCAGCACAACGTGGCCGTCTTCAGCTCCAACTACGAGCTCTATGCCGACGTCTCGAATCGGGTGATGCGCACCATCCAGGGGATGGTGCCCGACCTTGAGGTGTATTCCATCGACGAATGCTGGGCGGATCTCACCGGTATGCCGGGCGACCTCGACGCGCTTGGCCGGGAGATCCAGGCGCGGGTCCGGCGCTGGGTTGGCATCCCGGTTGGCGTGGGAATCTCGACGACCAAGACGCTGGCCAAGTTGGCTCAGTGGGCCGGCAAGACCTGGCGCGCGACGGGAGGGGTAGTGGACCTCACCGACTCGCTCCGGCAGGGGCGCCTGCTGCCGCTGGCACCCGCGGGTGATGTGTGGGGTGTGGGCCGGAAGCTGAGTACTCGGCTGCAGGGGCTCGGTATCACCACGGCCGAAGAGCTGGCCCGGGCCGACCTGCGGATGCTGCGCAAGGAGTTCTCCCGCGTTCTGGAGCGGACGGCACGAGAGCTGCGGGGCGAGCAGTGGATGCGCCTGCACGAGGCGCCGCCGCTGAAGAAGGAGATCATCAGCTCGCGGATGTTCGGTCACCGGGTGTACCGCCTGGAAGCGCTGCGCGAAGCAATGGCTACCTACGTGACCCGGGCGGCTGAGAAGCTGCGTGAGCAGGGGTCGCTGTGCTCCACGCTGCTGGTGAGCGTGCAGACCGGCCAGCACGAGCCCGAGGAGCGCCGCTACTACCGCAGCCTGGGCATCCAACTGGCGCACCCAACCGATGACACTCGTATCCTGGTGCAGGCCGCCCTGGCCGGACTCGACCCCATCTATCGCGACGGCTATGCCTACTCGAAGTGCGCCGTAGTGCTGGGCAGCATTGTGCAGACGGACGAGTTCACGCCGGATCTCTTCGCCCCGGCCGGTCAGGGACGACCCAGCGAGCTGATGCAGGTGGTGGACCGGATCAATGCGCGGTACGGGCGGGCGGCGCTGCACGTGGGGCGGGTGCCCGCCGATCCGGGCTGGCAGATGCGGCGGGAGCTGTTGTCGCGGGGATATACGACACGGTGGGGGGAGTTGCCGCGAGCGGGGTGACGATTTTTTTCAACGATTGAATAAGCTTTTAACCGAAAGTATCGCCCGATGTTAGAGAGTAATCAGGCGCTATCTACAGTCCGCAGCCATTTTTCCTTCTTTTTTTGGGTTTGGCTGGAATGGGATTTGATATTTAGGTCTTGTTGGGTGGTGGAATTATGATGCTTGCAGGCGTTGCTGGCTTTTTTCGTCTCATAAAAGTATCGAATCTTTCGTTCAGAACAAATACATAATCACAAATTGCAGTTACGAAATCAATTAGATCTAAAGCATCTTCTCGCGATACTTTTTCTGTGCTTGCGTGAGCTCCAATGTTTCTGTGCTTCCGAAGTTCTTCGCTCCATAGAAATAATCGTTCGTCAATAATATTCTTTTCTTTGAGTTCTTTTAGGCCGGCGGCAAGGGTTTTTGCAGAGGTTTGATGGTGACTGCAGATGCCCTCTAATGCTCGACCGCACATGACCGCTGTGGCGCTGTATGCTTTCACCTTAAAGCAAAGCTTTGCCTCGATAAGAGATAGTTTAGAGATTTCGGGTATTCGGAAGTCTACGTAGGTTTCTGGCTTAGGCCACAATCTTTGAAGGTCTGATTCGTTTCTTGAATCGAAAAATGAGTTGCCGCCAAGTAAAGGGTTTTTGCAAATTGGGCACTCTAAAAAGACTGCAAAAAAATGTTCAGGATAGTCTTCTGGGTCATAGCTGTAGTGTTCCGCAAGGGGCTTTGCATCAACTTTTGATTCGCATTTATAGCATTCAATGATCATTCTCATTCCTTTGATTAGTTTGGTTGCAAAGTGACGTTTAGATTGATTTTAACAGCGCTCCTCGATCCTTCAATTCTTGGTCGAGCAAATCCAATACTATTGCCGTCTTTCGAGTAAGTTCGTCATGAAGAGTTTTGAGGGCTTGTCCGTCAGCTAACATTCCATTTCTTTGAGCATAATTCTTTAAGATTTCTATGTTCAGGCTATCCATTCTGGGTTCGATGTTGAATGATCCTATCTGTGTCAGTTGAGTCTGAATTACTTCCTCGCTTGCAAACTTGAGTGCCCTCGAAACGTTGTTGTTGTTGTCTTGTGTTTGCCTAACTAAGCCTTTCGACCTTAAATACCAATTAAAGACCTGGTCAACAGTGTTGGGTTGCATCTTTGTGAGGCAGGCCGGCATCGAGTCAAAAAAAGGGAATGGGTTTTCACCAATGGGTAATACCGCCATTAATGGCTCAAGGGGTGTCAAGTTTCTGAGCGTTACCCCTAGTTCATCATCATAGATTTGATAAGATTGAGATATTTCCGATCTAAGAGACTTTATCTCGCTAATCGTCCTCTCGATTTCCTCGGCTTTGTTAGCGTCGCTCTCAAGCTTATGAGCCCAGAGGCTAGCGATAAGGCTACATGCGCCGCCTATAATTGCGCCCCCTAGGGCACCTAGAAGGCCTATTTCGTTACTGTCCATAGCGAGTTAATCCTAAATGGGGCTCCCGTTACTATAGCTAAACTCTAGACTCTTGCAGCTTTCTCCATTCCCGCTCCACCGCCCGCTTCGCCGTCGCCTTGGTGGCATACAGGTGCCGCAGCCGTCGCGGCTTGCTCTGGTCGCCCTCGGTGAGGGTGTGCTCCTTGCCGGTCTTCGGGTCGCGGTAGTAGGCGATGATCCCGGTGTAGTCGCCCTGGATCTCGTCGACCAGGTCGGCGACCAGGTCCTCCGGCAGCTTGGCTTCCAGCTCCAGGCGGGTGGTGTAGCCGCCGTCCGCGGTGAGGCTGTGCTGCACGTTCCCCCCGTACCAGATGATGGCGTCGATCTCGGCCTTCACGCCCTGCAGGGTGTAGGTGAGTTCGGGCATGAGTTCAGGGCGGCCCAGGGCGAGCTGGTAGGTGAGGGTGGCGGTACCGCGCTGCAGGCGGTTCCACTCGGCCCGGGCGGCGCGCAGCGCGGAGAGCTCGTCGGTGTAGGTGTGGCGCAGGTCTTTCACATTCTCGCCGCCGCCGGCGATGGCTTCCTGTTTCTTGGCGCTGTTGACGTCGTAGTAGAAGGCGCGCACGGCGTCGTAACTCTCGCGATCGGCCTGCAGGTAGCTGTGCTGATCGCCGTCCTTACGGGTGAGGGTGACGTGGCCCAGGTCGGCACCGCTGACGGCCTTGCCGCCGCCGGCCGGGAGGAACAGCAGCCGACCCGCCTTCACGGTGGCCACCGCATCGTAGTCCTCGCCCAGGCGGGTGAGGAGGTTGGCGTCCGATTCGCCGGTCTGATCCAGCTGCAGGATCTGCTGCGCCTCGAGGTCGGGCGCGATGAGCGGGGTGAGGCCCTGGCGTGCGGCCAGGACGCGCAGCACGGCGCCCAGGGTGGTGGCGCTGTAGCTCTGGTCCCGTTTGGTCTTGAGGCCCTTGCGCAGGTCGGCGCTGCGGGCGCGGATGCTGAGCACGTCGGGGGCGCCGCTGTGCTCGGCCTCATCGACGACATAGCTACCTTTGTCGATCAGGCCGGTGGTGGACCAGCCCAGCCAGAGGCGGATTTTGGCGCCCCGGGGCGGGATGGCCAGCAGGCCGTCGTGGTCGGACAGCACCAGGCTCAGCTGGTCGGCCTCGAGGCCGCGGTTGTCCGTCAGGTCCAGGCTGATCAGCCGCGGCGCGATGAGGGCACTGATGTCCTTGCCGTCGACCAGGATCTGGTAGCGCGCCTGGGCGTAGGTAGCGCCCTGCACCAGGTCGCGGCCGAGGGTGCGCAGCTGGCCAGTGGCGGTGTCGAGCAGCTCCTGGATCACAGCAGCTTCCTCAGCAGGGTGCCCATACCGGCCATGCCGGCGCCGAGTAGCTCGCGTCCGGTGTCGTCGTCGATACGCTTGAGGGCGATGCTGAACTCGATGCGGCGCGGGGTGCCGTCCTGGAAGAAGAGCGTCTTGGTCTCGGTGATGCTCTCGATGACCCAGAGGCCGTAGATCCGCCCGCTGCCCTCGATCAGCGGCCAAGCGCCGCCGGTACCGGCCATATAGCGCAGCACGTCCAGGCTGCTGGGCGTGCCGGCAAGCTCCGGGGCGAGCCAGCCGGGCAGGGTGATGCTGTCGTCGCCCTTGCCCAGGAACTGGCGCGCCGGCGCGGCGCCGACGCGGGAGCTGGTGGCGTGGCGGTAGTCGGTCTGCCGCTGCAGCTCCTGGTAGGCGAGGGTGTAGAGGCTGAAGATGAAATTGCCGAGGGCCATCATCATGGTGGTCAGGTCCTGTCCTTGAGGCTGCTGCGGCTGCGGGCGGCCTTCTGGCTCTCGATGCGGGCCAGGGCGGCCTGGACCTCGCGGGCGATCGCCTGGGCGTCCGTACCGGCACCCGCGTTGATGGTGATGTTGTAGGTGTCTCCGGCGGCTGGAGCAGCAGGAGCCACAGGCGGCAAGGCAGGGCGGCTATCAAAGATGATCGGCTCGCGCGCCGGCTGCTGCAGAGTGGCCTGGCGTACCGCCTCGATCTGCTGCTGCAGCGGCGAGGCCTCCTTGGGAAAGTCCAGGACAGCAGCCGCTACCGGCTGCAGGATGGCCTGGCGTACCGCCTCCATCGACCGCTGCAGCAGCGTGGTGTCACCGGCCGGCTGGGCCAGGGCGATAGGTGCCTGCTGCTGGGTGACTTGGCGTACCGCCTCCATCTGTTGCTGCTGGGCAGATGGCAGTGGCTGGGCTGTTGCCATCTGCGGAGCACCGCCGAGGGCGAGCGCAGCCGTTGCGGTAGCAGCAATACGCTTGGCGGTATCGGCGATCTGGCCCAGGGGGCTGCCCTCGCCTTTGCCCATGCCGACCGCCAGGCCCTGCATGGTGTATTCGCCCAGGGCGGCGAAGACGCGGGACGGCGAGTGGATGTCCAGCTTCTCCTTGAAGAAGTTGATCGCACTCTGGCCGGCGCTCATCACGGCATCTTTCACCGCGCCCAGGCGGCCGGTGATGCCGCGGACCAGGCCGTCCATGATCATGCCGCCGAGCTCGGTGAATTTGGCGGGAAGGTCGAAGCCGAAGTAATTCAGCACGGCAGCGAAGGCCTGGTAGAAGAGCCCGACCGGCGAGAAGTCGAGGATCTTGCGAGCGATGCCGCCGATGCCGCCGCTGATGCCTGCTGTGAGCCCGTTGAGCAGCACGGCGCCGAGCTCGGTCAGCCGGGTGGGAAGCTCCAGGCCGAAGTAATTCAGCACGGTGGAGAAGGCCCGGTAGAAGAGGCCGATCGGAGAGAAGTCCAGGATCAGCCCGGCGATTTCGGCAATACCACCGCTGGCCCTCGCTTTCATCTCGGCCCATACCCCGGCGAACCAGGGGCCGATGGTGCTCCAGTTGGCGTAGAGCAGGGTGCCAGCGGTGACCAGGCCGAAGATTACGGCGGCGATGGGATTGGCCATCACGACGGCGCCGAGCATCCGGAAGCCTGCGGCCACCAGGGGCAGGGCGCCCTTGCCGAGGTTGAACAGCAAGCCAATCAGGTTCGGCAGGCGGATACCAACTTGAGCGAGCATGAAGCGCAGCGCCAGGAACGGACCCAGCACGCCAGCCAGCCCCAGGGCGACGGTGCCGAAGGCGATCGACACGGCTGACAGCACCGCAGCTACCTTGACCAGGTTGCCGGCGAGAGTGGGATTGGCCTCAGCCCAGGCACCCGTGGCGGAGGCAGCATCGGTCAGCCAGGTGATAATTTCCTTGAGCTGGGGCGCGACTGACGCCCCGAACTGAGCTTGAGCATTGGTAAAGCTACCTGTCGCGGCATCCCAGAGGTTGGTCACGGTCTTGAGCTGCTCGTTGACGCGCATCTGCAGGTCCGCCTGGGCCTTCATCTTGCCCTGGGCTTCCTGGTAGCCGGCCAGGCCCTTGGACATCATGGTATTGAGCGCGGTGAGGGTCTCGGAGTCGTCGCCGAAGACCTGTTTCAGCACGCCCAGGCGGGTCTCGGTGTTGAGTCCCTTAAGCTTGTCCAGCTGGGCGTAGAACTTCTCCATGCCGCCGAATTCGCCCTTGCCGTCGGTGAAGTCGAGCTTGATGCCCTTGTCCTTGAGGCCCTTGTTGGCCTTGCCGACCTTGGTGGTGTCCATGCCCATCTGGAAGATCTTGCGCAGGGCGTTGCCGGCAGCGCCGCCCTCCATGCCGGTCTGGTCGAGCTGGATCAGCAAGGGGGCCAGGGCGTTGGCAGCCTCGAGGCCTTCCTTCTTGATGATGTCCAGCGCCGGGCTGATCTTGCTGAAGCCCTCGAGCATGTTGTTGGAGTCGACGCCCAGGTAGAAGCCGCGCTGGATGGTGTCCATCAGGCCCATGAGGTCTTTCTCGCTGGTGCGGGTAGCGTCCTGCATCTTGGCGGCGAACTCAGCCGCCTCGGTGACCGGCATCTTGAGCTGGACGCCCAGGTAGGCCGCGGCCTCGCCCATGCCGCCGAGGATGGTCTTGGCTGACATCCCCTGGCGCACCAGCATGGTCATCATTTCCTGGAATTCAGCCGTGGTACCGGGCAGACGATCGCCCAGGCGCGTGGCCAGGTCGGAGATCTCCTTGAATTCCTTGGGGGCGGTGCCGTCGCTCAGCATCAGCGAGGCACGCAGCTGGGTGGCAGCGTCCTCGGCCGGGGCGAAGGCCTTGATCATGCCCAGCACCGGGCCTCCGATCGCGGCGCCGGTTGCGGCCGAGCTGGCTCCAGCCATGGCGGCGTTGCCGGCGAACTCCTGGCCGCGCTTGAGCTTGCCACGGGCGGTGGCCAGCTTCTCCTGGGTGCGATTGAGGCGCTCGAGCTTGTTCTTCTGGGTGTCGATCGCGGTATTGGCGCTGGCGATCTGCGCCTGCAGTCGCGCCTGGGCGCCGCCGAGGTTGCGGGTATCGACGCCGGCCGAACGCATGATCGGCAGCAGGCGCTGCAGCTCGGTGCGCTGGGAGGTGTGCTTTGCCAGGAGCTTGTCGACGGCAGCGGCCGCGTTGGCGAAGGTCTTCTGGAACGCGGCGGACGGGGCGTCCATGGCCTTGAGCTGCTCGCGGTAGGACCGCAGTTTCTCCTGGCCCTTGGCCAGGGCCTCGGCGCTCTGGCGCACGGCCTCGCGCTGGCGCTGGTAGGCGCTGATGTCCTGCTGCTGCTGGTTCAGCTCCTTGACCCGATCCCGGGCGGACTTGAGCGCCCGGGCGGTCGCGTTGCCGCCCCCGGCGATGCGTTTGAGGGGAGCCGTGACCTTGTCCAAGGCGGACAAGAGGACACGGATCTGCAGGTCATTGGCCATCGGGGGCGACTCGTTTGCGGGCGCGCTCGCGCCAGTCCATCAGTTCGGCCAGGCCCAGCTGGTCGAGCTGGGCTGGTTGCCAGTGGAAGGTAATGGCGAGATCCGCCATCGCTTCCTCTACGCGGACGGGGAGAGCTCCGCCCTGACCGACTTCTTGAGCAAAAAACCAGCGATCTTCCCGCCGACGTCGACCAGGTCGGCCGGATCCATGCCGCGGACTTCGGCCTCGGTGAGGCTGGGGATGCTGATGCGCGGGGTCACACGCATGATCGCGGCGACGTCCAGCTGCAGCAGCTCGGCCAGGGAGACGCCGCGCAGCTCGCCGGCGTTAGGCTTGCGCAGGGTGATCTGCTCGATGACGGTCGAGCCGCGAACGATAGGCTGGTCCAGGACGACTACGTTTTCCGGTACCGGCTCGGAAACGGTGAACTTGTGAGTGTGGGCGCCTGCAGGAATGGCATCGCCCAGGGTTGCGTTGGCGTTGGTGTTGTCGCTCATGGTGGTACTCCAGGTAATAGGCTAGGGCTGGCCCGCCGCAGCGGGCCGAATAGGGGAGGGATCAGATGCCGAGGGCAGCGCGCTGCTTGGCCAGGCGGTCTTCACCACCGACGATCTCGACGAAGTTGAGGAGGTCGATCTCGATCACGGTCTCGCCCGCCACGATCAGCTTGTAGTAGCTGCAGGTGGTGGTGATCTTGTGCTCGGTGTCCTCGCCCGGGGTGGCTTCGCCCATCTCGATGGTCTCGTGACGGCCGCGAACCACGATCTCGACGGCGGTGTCCTCGCCGGTGTCGTCCTGCTGGTAGGTGCCGGTGAAGCGCAGGGGTACGGCTGCGGCGCC